TGTTGAATCTAATTCGGGTAGTGAAGAGGGAGAAGGATAATGGCAACTAAATATTTTCAACATTTCCCGGTCATAGAATATCAAGGAAGAAAAGTTAGAGATATATCTCGACGAGCGTCGTTCGCAAGATCACTCGCAAATAATCCATTTGTTTATTATTCTTATACCGTTTCTGAAGGTGAAAGAGCAGAAGACATTGCATTGGACTATTATGGATCAGTTGATTATGTTTGGTTAGTTTATATGGCAAATAATATCATAGACCCATATTATGAATGGCCAATGGATGGTCAAACATTTAATGATTATTTAGTTAACAAGTATCAAGATCAGTCAGGTAGAATTGGTGAAGACGTTATTGATTGGACCAAAGATACAACAATTGATGAAAATATTATATACTATGTTAAAACAGTTTAGGAAATAAAAAATGGCAGTCGACAATATAGTCTTAGCACCAGAATCATTTAGAACGATATATCTTCGTAGAGAGGATCGTGTTATCTTGCGTACTGAAAGAGGTCAAAAGATAATCGTAAAAAGAATTATTCCTGATGATTGGGTTCCTTATCGTATCTTTGAATATGAAACACAAATCAATGATAATAAGAAAGAAATCTTTTTATTCGATAATTCATATCTTAATCAATTAACAAGCGAATTTAAAAACACGATAAGTACTGAATAATATGGCTGATTCATTTAATCCATCACTTTGCACTATTGAAAAAGCTACGGTAAGATCAGTAGATGGTAGAGAGCAAGATATCACTCCGCTAATTTATGGATTTAATATTGTTTCATCTATTTACGAATCAAGCATATCGGCAAACCTTAGGTGTTATGATTCTGTTGGTACGTTACACAAATTTCCATTAAGAGCAGAAGAAGAATTAGATTTAGAATTAAAAGGCCATGATTTACAAACATCAATGGTAATACAAGCTCAAATTATTAAAATTAATAATGTTTCTAAAAACGAACAAGGTGATGGTTATTATTACACATTACATTTTGTAACTAGGACAACATTTAGAGCAGGCATACAAAGTATTATTACTGCATTCAATAATAAGACAGCATCTTTTTGTGCAAAAGAATTACTTAAAAAATATTATAATTCAAATAAGGAATTAGTAGAAAGTAATTCTAATTTAAAAGAATTTATGCCTGAAGGATCTACCAAATATAAATTGAGTTCAAATAAAGGAAGAAATTTTTATATTGAAGACTCTGATGGACAGATGAGAACAATTATACCTGATTATACACCAGCACAAGCAATGAACTTTTTAGCAGCAAAGGCAAAAGCAAAATCACTTTCACCTTCAAGTTTATTTAGATTCTTTGAAACGTTTAATGGTTACTATTGGGTAACAGACGAATGGATGCTTAAGTTAGGGGCAGCAAATCCTACTCATACTAAAGATCTTTATTATATGAGCTTCGCAGAAAATCATCCAGAATATGCAGACCGAATAGTAAGACATGTTAAAGCTTTAGAAAATACAAGTCATGTTGATACAGGACAAGATCTTGACAGTGGAGCCTATAAAAATACTGTTATGGAAGTAGACTTCGTAAATCATACAAGAAAGTATTTTAATTACGAATACGGAGAAGCAAAAAAGAAATACATAAGTATGTCTGGTTCTCCAAAAACTTCAAATGTAGGTGCAGTACATTCAGATAAGTTTCTTAAAGAAGTATTTAAAGACGAAAATAAAAACGCAAAGCAATATGTTGTGTATAGAGATTGGCAAGCTGATGGTGTAGCATCAGTACCAGGACAAACAGTTCGACCTCAACAAAATATGGTTGAGATTATACAAAACAGAGTTGCATACAATCATCATTTAAATAACTCTAAAGTAAATATAGAACTTGAAGGCAGAATAGATTTAATGCCAGGTGATTTAATTAATTTAATAACTCAAGAACCTAATATTGAATTAGAGAATAAAAGAAACGAAAGATATAGTGGTAAGTATTTAATTTCAATGGTTAATCATAACATGGATCAAAATGTTTTAACCACACAAGTTGAAATGATGAAATATGGTTTTCAGAAAGGTGATGTATGATTGATGGTTCAGGAATAAGTAATCCGTTTTTCTTTATTGGTATTGTTGAAAGCAATAACGATAAGACACACGAAGGTCGAGTGAGAGTTCGAGCCTTTGGCGTACACGGAACAAATAAAGAAATTGCTTCTACAGATTTACCTTGGGCTATTTGTGCTTCAGGTAATTACGATCCAAACAATCCACCTCCTCCATTAAATTCATATGTATATGGAATGTTCCTTGATGGAAGAATGGCTCAGCATCCTGTCATACTAGGATTATTGCCTGGTATGTATAACACAGAATCAAATCCAACAAAAGATGGTGAAGGTGTTATCGCAGAAAAGAATGGTGAATTATTAGCAAGAGGTTATAATCCAAATGATTTCAACGCGGGAGGCGGTCCTGATAGATTAGCTCGTGGTGAATTATTAAACGAAACATACTTATTACAACAAGCAGCCAATAGAGTACACGATCAAAAGATTGCTGATATGGATGAAACGTGGTCTGAACCACCACCGGCTTACGCAGCAAAATATCCATATAACAGAGTAATTAAAACAGGAAAGCATTCAATTGAAATAGATGATTCTCCTGGTGCAGAAAGAATTCAAATTACTCATGACTCAGGTGCATATATTCAAATAGATTCTAAAGGTACTGTTTCAGAAAGAGCTGAAGCAGATCGTTATGAAATTAATATTGGAACAAAACATGAATCATCAGGACATAGTGTAGTTACCATTAACGGTAATTCTCATGTTTATGTTAAAGGAAATAAAACAGAAGAAGTAGAAGGTGATTATAAATTACTTGTACATGGTCATACGGAAATTGCTTCAGGTGCTTCGTTAAATTTAAATGGTAGTGATCAAACAAATTTAAGAGGATCGGAAGTTAAGTTAGAAGCCAATGCAGGTATTATGACTCTGTTTGGTAAAAAAGAAATACAGTTTGAATCTGTTAACCAATTAAACTTCGTTGCCAAGAATATTAAAAATACAGCATTAAATACTTACGATGTATTCTCAACCAAAGCAATTAAGTTATCTACTCCAGGTGATATACATAACGCTGCTTCAAATATTATTAACCTAGCAAGTGGTTTAATACCTCCTACATTATTAACAGGAACATCAGTACCTACACCAGGATGGAGTTTAACGACGCCATCAATGAATATTGCTTCAGTATTGACTTCTCATATTGGAATATTCAATGCGACTGCTCTTAATGCAGGTATAATTACTGCAAGCAGTGTTGTGAATACTCCATCGGTTATTGCTACTTCGGTCGCGGCAACAAGAGGTGACTTTACAACATTAGGTGCACCATTACCAGCAGGTCCTGTATCTTATAATGGAGCATACAGTGTACCAGTTGCTGCAGTTTCAATACCAAGTATACCTGTTTTATTACCTCCTGCTATTTCCGCACCTGTCGTTGCTCCTTTACCAGGCATTACTTCAGGTTGGGCATATCCTACAGGTAATAGTCCAGAATTTATTACGAAGGTACTTAATCCTGTTAATGCGTTCCTTGCTATTGTTGCTGACTTTGCACCACTAGGACTTGGAGCTTGGGGTATGAATCTAATTAAAATGCCAGAACCACCTAAGAAGTCAACTTCTATTGTTCCTCGTGGTTATTTTGCGATGGGTTATTCTGGTGGTTATATTTCAGCTCTCGATGATTCTGCTAAAGATCAAACGAAAAAGTTAACAAGAAGAGGTAGAAGAAATGTCTGATCCATGCGTTGATCCTAATGATCAGATAACTCAGAATACCTTATCTATCGGTGCAAGACCTGTCACTGATGGTTTAGGAAGATATACTCTTGCGCAGATTGATGTTGTTACTTCAGAAATTGCGGAAAGTATTGTAAGAGATGCAGAAAACAATCCACTCAGCAGAGCAGTAAACAAATACGGTAATGGGATATATGCGGCGACAAGTTATCTAAACGGCTTACTAAGACAACAAATTGGTTCCCTTGATAATTACCCAGATCTATCAGATAGGTGGGAACGCGGTGATA